CTATTATGCTTGCATTGTCTGAAGGAGCACCTGCCAAATCTGTTAAAGAAAACACAGAAAATCTAAAATATCTTTGCACTATGCTTCAGTGTGTGTCCCTTGAGCGTAGGGGATTTGTCCGTGTGTTCTACGATAACATATCTTTCGGTGAAGACAGTGGAGAGCGTGTTGTCGTTGAAAGATTGAGCGACTAAAGTGTGGAGACTTTGGGCTAAAGCTTTAGGTGAAAAGCGCGGCAATACAAATGCCGAAGCCGATAAAATTGCTTGCATTCGTACTGCTATTGTGTTATCATACATCATCACAAACATTTTTATTGTTGCTGGCGTAATTCGGCACTGGTAATCACATGAACATTTTTTACTTGAATCACGACACTAAGCTATGTGCGGAATACCACGTAGATAAGCATGTTGTAAAAATGATCCTTGAATATGCACAACTCCTATCTACTGCCCATCGTGTGCTTGACGGCACTCCTGACGTTGGGCGTTCTGCTTCTGGAAGGAAGAAAACAGTTTATCTGTTGTCTGATGGTCGTGACTCTGTACTGTATAGTGCTACTCACATCAATCATCCTTCCGCTGTTTGGGCTAGGCAATCTCCTGAAAACTATCTTTGGCTAGCCAATATGCTAATTGCATTGTGTGAAGAATACACACATCGCTATGGCAAAACTCACAAAGTAGAACGTGTTGGACTGTGCTATGTTCTACTTAAAAATGTTCCTCGTAACATTGGCAATAATGGGTTTACACAGCCCACTCCAGCTATGCCTGACGCATATAAAGTTCCTGGTGACGCAATCTCTTCTTATCAGATGTACTATATACAAGACAAGGCGCGATTTGCGAATTGGAAGAAAAGAAGTGTCCCCAAGTGGTTCTCAACAGGAGTAATTAATAATGCCAACATACAACTTTCGTCACCGTGAAACTGGTGAAATCATAGAAAGATTATTTAAGATTAGTGATAGGGAAGAATTTCTTGCTGCCAATCCTCAATATGAATCCGTCTTGCTAGGCGCACCTGCAATGGGTGATCCCGTTCGATTAGGACTTAGAAAACCTGATCAAGGTTTTCGTGAAGTGTTACAAAAAGCGAAAGCTGCACATCCTTTGGGCGATATCAACACATTCTAAGTGCATGCATTATAATAATAACAAGAGGATAACATGGCAAGAAAACCAACTGTACCAAAAACTCCAACGAATTCTGAATCTGAGTTTTATCCATCTGCTAATGGCACATCGCCACCAAAAACTAGAACAGTCAACAACACACTTAAAGTTCGATTAGATGATCTAAAAACATTTCAGCCATTAACAGAGAATCAAAAAACATTCTTCGACGCATATAAACGAGGTGACTACTTTGTAGCACTTCATGGAGTCGCTGGTACAGGCAAAACTTTTATTGCTCTATACAAAGCTATTGAAGAAGTTTTAGATAAATCTAATCCTTTTGAAAAGATCATTGTTGTTCGTTCTGCTGTACAGTCTAGAGAAATTGGACATTTGCCGGGTGACGTTACAGAGAAGATGGACATCTATCAGCAACCATATCGACAAATTTGTGAAACTCTATTCGGCCGCAAAGATGCATGGGATAGACTAGAAGAACAGGGTCATATTGAATTCATTTCAACAAGCTTCATTCGTGGTATGTCATTTGATGACGCTATCATTATTGTTGACGAAATGCAGAATATGAATTTTGAAGAGATTGACACAGTAATGACGCGAGTTGGATATCGCTCTAAAATCATTTGGTGCGGCGACTATCGCCAAACAGACTTACGTAAGAGTAATGACAAGTCTGGTATTCTTAAATTCTTTGATGTTGCAATGCATATGAGGTCGTTCACTAAAGTTGAATTTGACGCTGACGATATCGTAAGAAGCTCATTAGTTAAAGACTATATAATTGCTAAACTGCAATATGAGGACAAAGTAGATAATGGACATAACCAAAAGAATTGATGATCTAGACTTATTGAAATTTCATGATCTATTAAAGAACGTCAGATGGAAAGAAATTCTTCATTCTGTTAAACTTCATACTAACAGAATCAATAAGAATCGTTTGTTGTATGGAATAAATTCAGACTCTATTCGATATAGAGATATTGTTAAGATTTTGACTGAGTTGAATTTTCCTTTTGAAAAGTTTCCTGAACTCGAAACGTACTATTACAGTTCATTTGATTTGGGCTTTGCATTAGAAAAATCAAAATCTGGAGAGTTAAACTATAGAATTTATTTTGAGAAGAACTATACACCTTCTGAAATGCGTAGAACGATTGATGAAATGATTAGGTCTAATAATGATAATTATTTTCCGATCATCAAAGGCATTAAGTGGAATCTAGAATCTTCTGAGGATGTAGTTGTGACTGAATATCAATCTATAGTCAATTATAGTCCAGAAGAGCTTATCAAAAGAATTTCGAATCAAGGTGCACACTTACCGAAGTTTATTAAAAATAAATTCTTAGCTGCGCAAGATAAAGTTGATATGACAAGAAATTATAGGCCAATAGAAGCGTATGAAGCTACTACTGGAAGACTTTCTTTCGACATTAGATTTGAAAAAAACACAGTCTACACTCAAGATTTATGTGACTCTGAAATGGATATGAAGTATAAGAGAAATCTTTTAGAAACTCTTGCAGAATTCAATTCAGTCCCTATCGGACACATTGCTACAGGTAAAGACAGAAATGGTGAAAACTTTTTCACTATATACTACCTAGTAAACAGTTAAAGTGATTTTAGTTATGAAAATATTTGAACACCAAAAATTAGAATTCGATGAGTTGCCAACAACAACTGAAGACGGCAAACGATTCTATAAAACTCCAGACGGACTTCTATATCCGTCCGTGACTACTATCACCTCTCTATACGGTAAAGACGGCATTCTAGAATGGCGTAAGCGGGTAGGTGCTGCTGAAGCTAATAGAATCTCTACTCAAGCGGCTAGTAGAGGAACGAGAATGCACGGCATCTGTGAAGACTATCTAAACAATAAACAGTTGAAGTCTTCTATTATGCCAGATGCACTGGCGATGTTTAAGTCTATTCAACCAATTTTGGATGAGTGTGTTGATGATGTTCATGCTATTGAAGCGCCGTTGTATTCACATCACCTCAGAGTTGCTGGTAAAGTAGATTGTATTGCAAGGTACAATGGCAAACTCTCTGTCATTGACTGGAAAACTTCATCTAAACAAAAGGATGAAAACTGGATTCTAAATTATTTTATGCAGTGTTCCGCTTATGCTGTGATGTTTGAAGAGCGCACAAAGATTCCCGTTTCACAATTGGTTGTAATAATTGCAGTCACAGGAGACAATCCTCAAGTGTTTATCAAAAAGCGAAATGACTATATAAACGAGTTCATTGGGTATAGAAATTTATATGACGCACAAAATGGAGTAAGGACATAATGATGTATAATGACGTAGTAAAATTTATTGAAGCGTGTGACCAAGAGAAGAGTTTTCAGAATCAACACCTCTACACAAACTTAATCAAAGAAGAATTTTTGGAATTTCTTGATGCAAAAGCGGCAGATGATGAAGTTGAACAGCTTGACGCATGTATGGACATGATCTGGGTTATCCTAGGTTACTGCTACATGAAAGGCTATGATGTTGATGGTGCATGGAATGAAGTTGCACGAAGCAATCTAGCTAAGATCAATCCTGAGACTGGAAAAGTTATCAAGCGAGAAGATGGAAAGATTCTTAAACCTGAGGGATGGACTTCACCAGCACTTGCAAAGTTCGTAGGAAAGTAGTATAATATATACTAAGCTACAAATAAAGAAAAGGCATTAAACGATGTTAGAAACAATTTGTGATATTTTGCTAGAGTCCTACAAGCGTAATTGGAGCACTAGCCGAGACAGCAATGTAAGCATTCGCCACAGTGATCGTAATCATTTTTACATCACTCCTACTGGAGTACGTAAGCAAACACTACAGCCCGATCAATTTAAGAAGATCGGTATCATGTATCAGCCAGTTGGCCGCTACAGTTGGACAGAACTGCCGTACACTGATATTAGTGCTAACCTAAAGCCCAGCGGCGAACTGCCTTTGCATTTTGGCTTGCAACGCAACATGGGTCAGCACAAAGACGTTCGTGTGGTAGTGCATGTGCATGCTACATACTGTGTGGCTGCAATGCATGCAGGCATTGACCTAAACAATCTCAGTTCTTTATTTCCAGAACTGAATCGGTATACCAAAGTAGCCCATAATGTAGGAGACGTGGCTCCAATCAGTCAAGAGCTGGCTGATGAATGTCATAAAAATCTAGGACTAGATCGATGGGGTAATATCTCCTATGATATTGTGGGCATTAAAGGACATGGTGTTGTGGCTGTAGATACCAGTCCGTGGCGTGCATTTGAACATATTGAACGCCTAGAACACATCAGTCAAATTGTACTGGCCTCTGGTCGGTATTGATGGAAGTGTAAACTTTTATTTAAAAGAATCCGATCCTATGATTGAGAAATTAGTCAGGGGTCGTTTAATGGCAGTAAACCGAGATTGAAAAATCTGGACAAGACGGGGCTTCGAAGCCCCCACCTCCACCAAAAGCACAGATAGACGGTATGTTGGCTTCAGATCGCAACTAGCGAACATACAAGAGACAGGTCCCCGTTACGGACTTCTGTGTTTTTGATGGGGGTGAACTGGAATCGATTGACTGTAAAGTATCTTTCGAGGCTGCTCGGTAGGCGATGACCGTAAATCAAGCAAAACAACGTAAACGCAAACGACGAAATGTTCGCATTAGCAGCCTAAACACTGCTTAGGGTTTCGGTAGGTTTCCTCGTAACAGAATAACCTACCACTTTTATTAACATGGAGATATATATGCAAAAAACTGCGTTGATTACTGGCATCACAGGTCAAGACGGAAGTTATCTAGCTGAATTTTTAATTGAAAAAGACTATGAAGTCCACGGCATTGTTCGCAGATCAAGCACTGGAGTGAACACTAGCAACCTTGAATCAGTTAAAGATAAAGTTAAGCTTCACTACGGAGACTTAAGTGATGCTGCAAATTTAGAAGCTATCGTGATGCGAGTGAAGCCAGATGAAATTTACAATCTAGCTGCGCAAAGTCACGTTAGCGTTAGTTATGATTGCCCGACATACACTGGTGACGTTAATGCAATCGGTGTTCTAAAGCTATTAGAAGCTGCTAAGAAATTGAATGCTGAAAAGCAAGTCAGATTTTATCAAGCATCTACAAGCGAACTCTACGGAAAAGTTAGAGAAACTCCTCAAAACGAATTCACACCATTCTATCCTAGAAGTCCTTATGCAGTAGCAAAGGCTTATGGATACTTTATCACTGTGAACTATCGTGAAAGCTTTAACATGTTCGCATGTAATGGCATTCTGTTCAATCACGAAAGCCCACGTAGAGGACCAGAATTCGTTACAAGAAAAATTGTTCAAGGTATGCTTAAGACTCACCTAGGCATGCAAAATGTATTGCAATTAGGAAACTTAGCTGCGCGCCGTGATTGGGGGCATGCTAAAGATTACGTCCGTGCAATGTGGGCAATTCTACAGCAAGATACTCCAGAAGACTTTGTAATCTCAAGCGACGAAGAACATTCGGTTAGGGACTTCTGTGATGATGTTGCTAAATATCTTGGCTTCGAAATCGAATGGCAAGGCACTGATCTAGAAGAAGTTGGCATCAATAAGACGACTGGCAAAAAGATCATTGAAGTAAATAAAGACTTCTATCGCCATGCTGAAGTGCCTACAATTCTAGGCGATTGCAGCAAAGCGAAACAGAAGCTGAACTGGAAACCAGAGTATACATTCAAAGATTTAGTGTTTGAAATGTGTGATGTTGAAATGAAAAGTTTAATTGGAGATAAAAGATGAGCGTATTAGAAAGTCCTGATGGAGGCAAAACAATCTATCAAAGAGAACCTGGTTCTACTGAGCGCACGATTGTAAATCAAAAAGTTTTGAGTATTGGCGATCACTACGTTAGTGACTTTATCGAGGCCGATAGTGACAGTGAAGGTCGCAAGAAATATAGTCTAGACTTGTATCAAGACAATAATTTAGGTGCAGTTCGCCTTCAAGGCATTGCACCCGCAGATACGATGTGGGGTCAGTACTGGTACCGCAGCGGCATCAACGCAAGCATGACTAAAGAATTGCAAGGCATTGTTGCAGAAGTCACTTCAAGAGTTAAGACTAAAGACGGCGACATCTGGCTCGACATTGCATGTAATGACGGCACTCTATTGAAGGCGGTTCCAGATAATCTTGTCAAGCTTGGTATTGATCCGTGCGACGATAGCTATCATGCAGAAAGCTCTAAAGTTGCAACTAGAGTTGTTCAGGACTATTTCAGTTATGATGCATGGCAGAAAACTGGCTATGGCGATGCTAAAGCTAAGATCATCACTTGCATTGCAATGTTCTACGACTTGGATGATCCTGTTCCATTCGTAAAAGATTTGTACAATGTTCTTGACGATAACGGCACTCTAGTGCTTCAAATGAGCTACACACCATTGATGGTGAAGCAACTAGCGTTTGACAATATCTGCCACGAACACGTTTACTACTATGACTTGAAGAGCATTTCCAAACTCTTCAATGATAACGGATTTGTTGTTGTCGATTGCAGTCTCAACGACACAAACGGTGGAAGTTTTAGGGTGTATCTGCAAAAAGATGTTGCAGTAGTCTCTAGCTTTGCAACAGCGCCTTTGCGTGATGTGTGTAACTTCAGAGTTAACAGCATTCTCGCATACGAAAGAATGGAGAACGATATCTCTGATCCACATACATGGAAAGATTTTGGCGCAAGACTAGATAATCTAAAGACTGACGTTGTTTCATTCATTGAAAAGGCTATCAGTGAAGGTAAGACTGTTTATGGTTACGGTGCAAGCACTAAGGGTAACACTTTGCTTCAGTACTTCGGACTAGATTACCGACACATTACTGCTATTGCAGAACGTAGCCCATACAAATTCGGCATGAAGACTATTGGCACAAACATTCCAATCATTAGCGAAGATGAAATGCGGCTTGCAAAGCCCGACTACATGTTGGTTCTACCTTGGCACTTTATCGATGAATTCGAAAAGCGCGAACAAGAGTACTTGAAGGGTGGCGGTACGTTTATTGTACCATGTCCAGCATTTAAATTGATTACAGGATAAATTATGAAGAGAATAGTCTTTTTCAACTTTTGGCAAAATGGTGATTGCTTTATCAATAAACAGTACGTTAGGGATATAATTCGGCATTTTCCAGAAGCTGAAATTGACTATGCCCATAAGAATCATCCTAATATTGTCGCAGACTTAAAGTGTAAGCATGTGCCTTTAGAAAGTCTTCCTTCACAATTGAATATGTGGATTCCTATTGCGCATGATCCAGAAGCTGAAGTAGTTTATATAAACACCTGGATTGGATGTTGGATAGGAAAATATCTAGATCATGGTGAGCATGCTAACTTTACTACTCTTCCGCGCGTGTGGAAAGAAGTCTACGATTTTCTTAAAATCGATATGATGCAATCGTATGAAGACTATCATCCAGAAATTTATTATGAACACTTCGACAACACACATGCTATAGAATACCTTAATGAAATTAAACATTCTTCTCTAGTCGTATTCTGTAACGGTCAAGCTATGAGCAAGCAAAGTAGCATGGGTAATATGGAAAGAATCATCGATCTAGTTGCAGATGCATTTCCTGATTACAACTTCTTTGTGACTGATAGAGTAAATGTAACCAGACCAAATGTTAAATTCTCTGACGATGTTCTAAAAGGAACAGTTGGCAATTTAAATCAGATTTCATACGTATCAAACTTTGCTAAGTTGATCATAGGTAAAAATAGCGGACCATTCACATACGCACACACTAGAGATAATATGGAAGATCCATATAAGACGTTTATGTGTTTCAGCCATAAAATGAAAGACTGTTTAATGGGCGAAGGTGAGTACTTGACAAACAGCTTCTTTAGTGATACAATAGATGATAACGAAGCGTTTAGAATCATTTCGGAACTCATCACTTCGCCAAAGTTTAATAACATAAAGAAGAGTACGAAGCAATTATGAAAAGTGTGATTATAGTTAATGGAACTTCAAAGAATTGCGGCATATTTCAGTATGCAGACTCTACGTTTAGAATTCTCAAAACGTCACCCAACTATGATTACACATTTCTATCAACAAACTCAGAAGAACATTTACTCAGTTCGATAGAGTATTGTTCGCCTTGCGCAATCATATACAATCATCATCCTGAAACTTTGAAATGGTTACATAATGGAATAACTAGACCGATTGCAAACAACACGAAGATAAAGCAGATTGTAATAACTGGGCATGAACATGTAAATAAGTTTATCGGTGTCAATGCATATGTGTTTCCTGATCCATATACAAAATGTGGAGAAAACGAATATGCAGGAGTTCTTCCAATTCTTTATGATGATAAAATTCAATACTCAAAGCCTTCAGGTCCAATAAAAATTGGAACTAGTGGAATAAGTAATGTAACAAAAAGTCCTATCGCATTAATTTCGTTGATCAATGACCAATTTGATGAAGATGTTATATTGAATCTTCACCTATCTAATGGTGATTACGTAGACAGCAGCGGTGCATTGTCCAATTCTATCTTAGATGTGTATCGAAAACATGCTAAGAGTAATGTCCATATAAATGTAACAAACAAATTCTTTGCGCCAGATGAATTGATTGCATGGTTAAACAATAACGATATAAACCTATACTGGTACACTACACCAAACGTTCCAGGAGTTAGTGGTTCAATTGACAGGGCATTAGCAGCTAAAAAGCCATTCGGTGTTAACGGCTCAAGTTTCTTTTCTCATGTAAGAAGAGACTTCAACGATATAAATAAAATTCCTATTAAAACAATTGTTGAGAATGGTATTGAGCCATTCAATCAGTTTTATGATATGTGGAATTCTGAGAGTTTAATTAAATTTTATGAAGGTATAATTGAGAAATGAAAAAAGCACTAGTACTTGGAGCAGGTGGATTTATTGGTAGTCACATTGTCAATAATCTTAAGAGCAGAGGATATTGGGTTCGAGGCGTAGATGCTAAGTTGCCAGAATTTGAAGCGTCAAATGCAGACGATTTTGTTCTTGGAGATTTGCGTGATCAATATTCTGTGAGTATGGTTTTAGATATCCACTTCGATGAAGTTTATCAATTAGCAGCAGACATGGGCGGCGCTGGATACATCAATACAAATCTCTATGATGCAGATGTTATGCATAATAGCGCGACTATCAATTTGAATGTATTAGAGGCAGCACATAAAATTGGTGTGCCTAAAGTGTTTTTCAGTAGCAGTGCATGTGTGTATAACGAACACCTACAATCGAATACGTTTAATCCAGACTGTAGAGAAGAGTCAGCTTATCCAGCGTTTCCTGATAGTGAGTATGGATGGGAAAAGCTTTTCACTGAAAGATTGTTCTTAGCATACAACAGACAGCACGGCATGAAAAATAAAGTTGCTAGATTTCACAACATCTTTGGACCACTAGGCACTTGGCAAGGCGGTAAAGAAAAGTCTCCTGCTGCTATTTGCAGAAAGATTGCATACGCTAAGAGTGGTGATGAAATTGAGATTTGGGGCGACGGCAATCAAACACGAAGCTTTCTTTACATTGATGAATGTGTCGATGGTGTCATGCGGCTAATGGAATCAGAATCATTTAACGGACCCGTAAACATTGGCTCCGATATGATGATCAGTATCAATGACCTTGTGACAATTGTAGCAGACATTGCAGGCAAAGATATCCGTGTAAAGCATATTGATGGTCCTCAAGGCGTTCGCGGCAGAAATAGTAACAATGATTTGATCTATGAAAAGTTGAACTGGAAGCCAGGCGGTGCATCCAGTCTACTGAATGGACTAGAAAATACGTACAAGTGGATTGAACAGGAGGTTCAAAAAAATGCGAGATAAAGTTCTTTTTGTTACGCAAACCCTAGGACATAAAGCTGCATGCGGAATTGGACTCATAGGTAAGCTATTAGGCGAAGCGTTGATTCAGCATCCCGACTACGAGTTTGGTGTAGTCTTTTCTGATTCAATGTCTGATGTGATTAACATCATTGCGCAGTTTGATCCTAAAGTTGTCATATACAATTACGCACCGGGCACTACGCCTTGGATGAATGATCCTAGAATGAGAGCACAGTTTCCACACATCAAGCATGCAAGAATTATGCATGACATGCACCAGGGAATAGCAGACGCATTTCATCCAAATCTACATGAAGGTTGGGAATATTTGATTGCTGATGATCCTAGTGTAGTAGGAAACGATCGTGTGTTCATCACAAACAGATTGCTTCCAGATGGTCCGACTGTGCAGTATGTAGAACCAGCTAAGCCTATTATTGGATTTCAAGGATTTGGACCTCCGCATAAGGGCATCGCTAGACTAGCACATAAAGTCCAAGAAGAATTTGATGAAGCTACTCTTCGGTTTCATATTCCATTTGGATACTATGAAGACTTAGCCCATGGCTATGCAGGAAGCAACGCACATCAAAGAGTAAAAGAAGTTATGAGCATCATAAATAAACCAGGAATTGATGTTGTCATCACTCATGATCTATTAGAGACACAAGAAATTGTTAATCTACTAGCTCAGAATACTATCAATTGCTATTTTTATGATTATTTGGATGGATGTGGCATCGCTAGCAGCCCAGACTATGCGTTAGCAGCAAAGAGACCGATTGCAGTGACAAGAAGCCATCAGATGAGAAACTTCTGGAACCTTACTCCATCAGTTCTAATTGAGAATTCAAGCATCAAAGAAATTATTGCTCAAGGCACAACGCCTTTAGAGCCATTGTACCAAGCATACAGCAAAGAAAGTGTATTGCGTGACTACGGTGTAATCATACAGAAGTTAATTTCAACTTAATTTAATCTTCACACAATAAATCCCATACCGAAAGGAAATGATATGAAAGCTATCAAGGCTTTGCTATCTTCATTATTTTTGTGTACGCTAATGGTGCCTATGAGCCATGCCAACACGATTAAGCTGTCAGCAGACTCAAGCAAGTCCGATCTATACTGGATGGCAATGAACATCTATTATGAAGCGGGTAATCAGCCGTTGATCGGAAAGATTGCAGTTGGTGTAGTGACACTAAACAGACTTAGCGACAAACGTTTTCCTAAAAACATTCGTGATGTCGTTACTCAGCCATCACAGTTTTCTTGGTACTCTACTAAGAGTGCGTCACCACCCACTAATAGTGAAGTCTGGAAAGAGTCCTATCGTGTTGCTAATCTTCTATTGACAAAGACAGTAGGATCTGATATAATCAGTCTTCTTGAAGGCGCTACACATTTTCATGCCAACAGCATAAAGCCTGGCTGGGTCAGCAGTGTTACCAAGATTGCGACTATTGAGGGTCACACATTTTATCGGATGAAATAAAAAGGAATTGATTATGGACTTAAAGATTTTAACACAGAAGGAATTTGAAGCTGAGGTAAAACAGATCCAAAAAGATAAGTCTCCGATCACCCTCATTGACTCTATCTTGGAATTTTGTGATAGAAAGAATATTGAGATTGAAACAGCAGCTTCATTGATTACACCTAGAATGAAGACAGCACTTGAAGGTGAAGCTATGAAAGCTAGGATGATTACACCTAAGGCGCGCTTACCCGTAGAACTTGAGGACTAATTAATGAAAATGGATGCAATTGACGCATACAAATATTATTTGGGAATAAAGAATCACTTCAGTAGAGATAGTTACGATTGGTTCAAATACAACAAAAAAGTCAATGTCAGCTACGATTCTTTTATGAAGAGAAAAGACAAGTTGTTTTTCGCTAGACTTGGCAATAGAAAAGATGAATACTTAGAAGAGTTCCTAGTCGCAAATTTTCTAGTCGATGCTAAGATATGGGTAGGTGAACTTCTATCTGATGAATGTGAAGAGCGATATAAAGATTGGAAGAAGCGTCAAGAGTCTTTGACGTATCTGTTTAAGAACGAAATTGATTTTCTATCTGGACTTAGTCCTGAAGAATTGAATGAATTTTTTGAAGTGAAAAGTGGAGATCATCCGCGGATCATCAAGAAGTACTTGCGGCATGAAATCAGCTTAGAGACACTATCTATTCTGAATTCTATCTTGCATTTTACGAAGCGTTATGATACAATGATTCATGATCCTATATACAAAGAGGTAAGCAAGCTATGCAAAAAATACCAGCCCTTTTTAAGGTACGATTCGGTCAAGATGAAAGTCGCATTGCGCGAAATAGTAATGAGTTAAGTCAAACAGCAAATGCACTTCAAAGCAAGAAAAAAGTGTGTGCGCTATTGACTAAAGTGAAAAATTCTGATGTGCTATATACTAGTACATCATGAAGTAAGTGGACAAGTAAAATACATTTAACATACTAAACATACAAGGAAAATACATATGGCAACATCATTCGCAGACTTGAAGAAGTCACGCAACAAGGACATGGAGAATCTCACTGCGCAGGTCTCTAAACTCAGCAGCAAAGACGGCGAAAAGAAGTCTTACGCTGATGACCGCTTTTGGAAGCCAGCAGTAGATAAAGCAGGTAACGGATTCGCAGTAATTCGATTTCTGCCTGCACCCGGAGGCGAAGACATGCCTTGGGTTCAAACGTTCTCGCACTCATTCCAAGGTCCTACTACTGGTCTATGGTACATTGAAAACTCTTTGACTACCCTCAACAAGAAGGATCCTGTCTCAGAGTACAACACTCTCCTGTGGAACACAGGCAGTGATGCAGACAAAGAAGTTGCACGTAAGCAGAAGCGTAAGCTTTCGTACATTACAAACATCTATGTCGTAAGTGATCCAGCTAATCCAGACAATGACGGCAAGGTGTTTCTGTTCAAATTTGGCAAGAAGATTTTCGACAAGTTGAATGACTTGATGAATCCTGAATTCCCAGATGAACAGCCACGTAATCCGTTCGATCTATGGAACGGCGCTAACTTCAAGTTGAAGATTCGTAAGGTTGAAGGTTACCAGAACTATGATAAGTCCGAGTTTGATAAGGACGGTCCAGTTTCTGGAGACGAAAGCCACATGGAGCGTATTTGGAATTCTGAATACAAGCTGGGTGAATTCCTAGCTGAATCCAACTTTAAGTCTTATGATGAACTGAAGACTAAGTTGAACAAGGTTCTTGGCTTAGATGGCGCATCTGCTGCACCATCAGCGCAGACTCAAACCCGTGAAGTGTCGCGCAACGAACAGACTCAAGAAGCATTTAAGCCTAAGTCTACTAATAAGACTAAGACCGTTTCTCAAGTTGTTCAAGATGATGACGATGAAGGACTCAGCTACTTTGAAAAGCTAGCTGAAGACTAAAATCTAGTCACACATCAAACAAAAATGGAACCTTTCGGTTCCATTTTTTTATCTATACAAGAAGTTGTAATTGTATGTTGACGATATCGAACGTTCAGTGCTTCCTAGAATAGGATGTGAATACGTATCTCTTACGTTATCACCACCACCAGTGCTGCCATTAACATTAGTAGATGTTACGGATGAATTGTCTACGTATGTTGTAGGAGCAAATAGCGTTCCTGCGCCCTGTGAAGTCACTACACTGCTTGCACTAGCACTATTATTTCCAGGAACAATGCCTCCGTATATAGGTACGGCAACAACAGCGTTTGTTCCCTTTCCGCCCATAATTTGCGCTATGTTTGGCGACACTGCATATCCAGTAAGAGCCGATGCGCCTAAAGTAGTTGATCCTGCAAGTTGAGCAGCAGAGACTGGTGCACCTACAGCACTACCACTAGTAGATAATGCGTTCAATGATGCCTGTAATGATGCATTTTTTGCAGCAGCATCTATAGGATTAGCTTCATATTTTTGTGCAGCTATTGATGTAGTGACACTAGACTTATACGATTCTGCATTAAGTACTAATGTTTTCCACTTGTTTAAATTGTCCGCAGTAGGATTAGCTAGGTATGTGCTATAAGCTGCATCCGTTTTTGCTCTATATTCATCAATTTTATCTTGAGCTTTTGTGCCAGCAGTAACGTCTGTCAATGGTGTTCCAGTGCTTCCACCAACGTCTTTTGATATTCTATCTAACTCTTGTCTTGCTAGTTTTAATCTCACTGCATTTTTTTCTTTGTCTGTATAGAATGCATCGAAATATCTTGTAGTAGCAGTTTGAAATGCTGTGTTTCCACCAAAAGCTTGAACGATAGTATTAGCAGCATCAGCTTGAAGAAGTGCATCTGCATTTCTAGAAGACTGAAGAATCGTGTTAGGATCGCTAGACACTATTCTATATACCGCTTCCTTTGCTGCTGAAGTCTGTACATATCTATCTTCAGAGTTTACACCACCTTCATTTGCGTTCCCATATATATAATCAATGTATCCTGCACTCACACTTGCTGGTGTTAACAATTCTGCAATGCCGCCGTAATAATCTGCATTAGATACTTTACCAGAAGCTATGCCCTGTGCGCGTAATGCTTCCATATTAAAGCCTGAAGACAATACACTATTCGCATAATCTCCTGCAAGAGCGCCGGCTGCTGTAGCAAAATTGTCGCCGTATCCCAACATCATACTAGCAGCGTTCACATTACCTAAAGACGATGCTAGACGATTCATTACATCTATAGGCTTTTCTCCTGCCATAGCAAAGTTTTTAAACGTAGGAAAAACACTATTCAACATTTCATTGTTAAATGTTGTTAGTGTCTCTACTAACATCTTCTGTTGTTCTTCTATAGACTTGTTGTGAAAATCTAATTTTATCGCTTTTGTGAAATCTTCAAACTTCTTATCACTTGTTAATCCAAGCATCGAAGTTGCAGTTTTCATGCTAGTAAGGCTTGAGTCTACATCTTCCATTAACGCAGCAGCCACTTCTGGATCTATTGCAAATGTTGATGGCGTATTCCTATCAGTTCTATAAGTTCCGCCCTTCTCATACATATTTTTCCAGCCTTGCAACGATGTGCCAGACCCGCCTGCTTCTTTAGAAGCGCCAACAGTACCTTCGATTCCTATTCCTGCAAGCTCTGCCGCTTTGCGGCCGAACAGACGATTCACTGCGGCGCCAACAGTACCCGCAATAAATCCTCCAGTGGGATCAAAATATGAAGCGATCATCACAGCAGCATTAATAAGATCATTTTCGCCTGTAGAATATCCTCCAGATAGGGCATTAGTTATTGCATATGCTGTTGCAGCAGCACCCACTGCACCCGCAACCGCGCCGAGTTGGCCAGCCGCGGTGGCGCCTTCTGTTCCAAATTGTAATGCCACATTCTCAGCCGCAGTAGAAGCTCCAAACGCTGAACCACTTAATCCTCCAGAAAAATCCATCAGCGTTTGTGATCCCAACGTTGATGCCACCTTAGATAATCCAGTGCCAACTAACATAGATGGAGCTGCGCCGGCAAGAGAGGCCATTATACCTGGGCTTCCTGGCATTATTAGACTCTTTATTATGGCATTTATACCAGTTTGAGCGACTGATCCACCAAAAGTGTTTGTTGGTATTCCTAACTTACTTCCTATAAAGCTGCCTGCAAGACCCGTAATGAAGTCTGCTCCAGCATTAATTGGATTTTTAGCTTTACCACCAGAAAGCATGTTACCAAATCTTCCTAAGAGTCCTATGTCTTTAGTAGGATCCATGGCTGAGAAGGTTGTGCCAAATGGTTCAAACTTGCCTGTCACACTATTGAAGTATGATGACACTTTAGTGCCGCCGCCAATTAAGTCTGACGAGACATCAAATCCAGGTAATTTTTGACCAAACACATTGCCTAATGTGTCACCAAAAGTACCAACTTTTTCGGTGGCATCAGAAATTGTGCCATACAACTCTGTAGCTAAGTCTGGATTATTCTTGAAATACGGGTCCTCATAAGAAGCAGAACCATAAGAACCATAAAATTCGTAGTCGCCACTGGACATACCTGGACTAGACTTCTCACCACCACCAGTAAAGAAGTCCCAAGTCTTCTCTAAAATACCTCTATTGTCTGTGCCCGGACCGCCAGTAACACTGTTTCCAAAGTTTTGAGCAGCTTGACTTACGCCTTTAATAAATTCTTGTGCAGCACTAGTGCTACCTGCAATTTGAATTTTTGCGTTTTGAATTGCAGCATTTTGCTCAATTATACCAGCGTTTGTTGACGACACCTCTGCTGCTGATACGCCAGAAGTTGATGTGTCCATCTTGAACAGCGGAGAAAACGGTGTCGCAGTAATATCTGCAAGACTCTTAGAGAAGTTGCTTATGCCGTCTTCATATCCAAACGCAGTTCTAAGGTCAGTAGGAATTCCTGTCATGCCGTATAATAAGTCTGACCAACCTGCGCCCTTATTGCCAGAAGCAAAGTTGTTTAGCGAACGATTCATTTGTTCGCTACTCATTCCAAATGCAGGAGCTAACATGTTGCCAATCAATTGATTGCCGTAGCTTCCTGCAAGCTGTGTGAATATTTGTCCTACGCCTTTGCCTGTCTGTTTGCCAAATATCTTAGTGGCTAGATTCTCCATAGGACCGGCTAAGAATTTGTTCGCTATATTTCCACCAGCATTCGTAGTAGCAGCACTGCCTGTAACTCCCATAGGAATTGCAGCAGTCAGTTTATCTTTAATACTGTTTTCTAGTGTAGCTCTGAATTGCTTTTCTAGATTGTCACGTTCATCTCTATACTTCTTATTTTCAGCATCTATTTTTTCACGATAGGCTTGCTGTTTTTTCATTTCATCCAGTTGTTCTTTAGAAAGCTCTGGAGTTTTTAATGTCACATCATTAACATTTTTCTGTAAAGATTTCTGTATAGGATCAACAGCGCCGGGCGCAACAATTACAGGATCAGATGCTATTCCTTTTGGCGCATCTGTTGGAGAGTTTACATTACTTCTTTCGTAATTACGGAAATTTTCATTAGCAGAGCTAGATAATAGTGGCTGTCTTTTACTAAATTGGGACAATACACTAGCCGAGTTGGTTGCCATTGCTGCACGATTAGCGCCAGTCACTTCTTTATTAGCAGGACGCTCAATTTCTTGAGCAAACGTATTAGTAGCTTCTGAAAGTGTTGTTGCACTTCTGAATCCTTTTCCGAATCCAAATTCACCTTTAGCTTCTCTAATGATCAATGCAATATTATTATCTGGGTCTTTTAAGTATTCTGGACTATATCCTTTTCCAAGTCCGCCTTTAGTGTTTAATTGAAAGAGTCCGAAAGAGGCTTCTTTAGAAGTTACGTTCCCCGCATTTGGATTTAATCTAGATTCAGCATATGCATTAACTATAGCAGCTTGTGCTTGAATGTCACTAAATCCCGCACCAATAAATCCACTATAGATTTTTTCTGCCATAGCAGTCTGTTGTGGAGTAAGATTTGATAGCTTACCGGAATAGTCTACACTAACATTAGGTTGTACGTTAGTAGAAGTGAGAGAGTTTGACCCAAGAGTTTTATTTCCTGATAAGTCAGGAGTATCATTTCTTTTTCCTCTGTATGCACCCATCGTTTCAGGATTGAAGTTAGCAGATGCAGCCTTTGCAGCAGTTAGTTCTACTTGTCTTTCGCTGACGCGATTGGCATTCATCGACAACTTTTCTTTCCACTCAGCAGCTTTATCTGCCATACCTGGAATTTTGCCAACTAAATCAAAGAACGTTCCCGCTAATGAATTTACTATGCTTGCTACACCGTTAAGTAATCCTGTAATGAAATCATCGATCAATAAAGACATGTTTCTTATTGAACTTTTTACTAAGTTACTATCACCAGTCACAAAGCCTTTGATTGCACTGAAGAAACTTCCAATCATTTCAAAGACGCCACCGAAGAATGATGTGAAGT